CTGCTGTTCCCGGACGCCACTAACCTGGACCCGGAGCCCCAGCGCATCATGCGCGAGAACTCTTGGGTTTCCAAGGTTCTCCAGGGCGCCAAGCACACTCCTTTCTCCCGTGTCAAGACCCAGTGGTCCAACCTGACTGCTGACGATCTGCGGGCCAAGGGCTATGTCAAGGCCAGCCGCAAGAAGGACGTCGTCTACGAGGTCGCCAACCGTAAGACCGAGCCGACGACTGTCTACAACAAGACGAAGATCGACCGTGACGATGTCCTTGACATCACCACCTTCAACGTCGTCGCCTGGATGCAGCAGAACCTGCGCTTCGCCCTTGAGGAGGAGCTCGCTCGCGCCGTCCTGATCGGTGACGGTCGTGACGTGGCCAACGCCGACAAGATCAAGGAGACCAACATCCGTCCGATCTGGAAGGATGACGAGCTGTTCTCCCACAAGGTCCTCATTGACAAGGACGCCAAGACTCCCGACATCATCGACGCCGTTCGTCGGTCTCGGAAGTTCTACAAGGGCTCCGGCATGCCGGTCCTGTTCACCACGAACGCGTTCGTCTGCGACATGCTCGAGATCAAGGACGTCAACCAGCGCTACATCTACGAGACCAAGCAGGCCATTGCCAATGCCCTGAACGTCTCGGATGTCATCGAGGTTGAGGTCATGGAGGGCGCCAAGCGCGAAGTCGCCGGCAAGACCCAGAACCTGCTCGGCATCATCGTCAACATGCAGGACTACACCATGGGTGCTGACAAGGGCGGCGAGACCTCCTTCTTCGAGCAGTTCGACATCGACTTCAACCAGCAGAAGTACCTGCTGGAGGCTCGTTGCTCGGGTGCTCTGACGAAGTACAAGTCCGCGATCGTCATCGAGAAGGCTACGGCCTGATCCGGTCAAAATGGCAAGATTCTTCGGAAGCATAGGTTACGGGCACGCCGTCGAGACATCGCCGGGAGTGTTCGAGGACAAGGTCACGGAGAGGGAGTACTACGGGGACGTGAATCGTTCCCAGAAGCAGTACGACAGCGAGCCGAAGGTTCTCCAGAATCTCCGGCTCAACAACGAGATCTCCATCGTGGCCGACTCCTACGCCGAGGAGAACTTCTTCGCCATCAAGTATGTGAGATGGATGGGGGCGCGCTGGGTCGTCACAAACGTGGAGGTCCGCCGCCCCCGTCTCATCCTCAACCTCGGAGAGGTGTACAATGGTCCAACGCCTTGAGTTTCACCAGAAACTCGTCGACGCGCTGGGCTCTAGGAACGTCTACTTCCAACCCCCGGAGTCCGTCCAGCTCACCTACCCGTGTATCGTGTACGAACGGAGTCGAGCCGACTCGAAGTTCGGGGACAACACCAACTGGATGTACACACCGCGTTATTCGGTCACCCTCATCAGCAGGAACCCTGACGAACCGGTGCTAGACGTCCTGGCAGACATGCCCATGTCCACCTTCGAGAGGCACTTCGTCTCGCACAACCTTCATCACGACGTGTTCAACATCTACCAAGGAGTATAGATGGCAGTCCTTACATGGGACGAGACGGGCAAGAAGTTCTATGAGACTGGTGTGGACCGTGGGGTCCTCTTCCCCGTCGATCCCGCTACTGGCGCCTACAGCAAGGGTGTCGCCTGGTCGGGTCTCACCAACGTGACTGAGACCCCGTCTGGTGCGGAGCAGACCGACCTGTACGCGGACAACATCAAGTACCTCTCTCTGACCTCGGCGGAGACGTTCGAGGGCAAGATCGAGGCCTACACCTACCCGGACGAGTGGCTCCAGTGTGACGGCTCGGCCCTCGTCGAGAAGGTCGTCATCGGTCAGCAGGAGCGCTCCTCCTTCGGGCTGGCCTACCGAACCATCAAGGGTAACGACCAGCAGAAGAACAACTACGGCTACAAGCTGCACCTTCTGTACGGTCTGGCCGCCTCCCCCTCGGAGCGGTCCTACGGCACGGTCAACGACTCCCCCGAGGCGATCACCTTCTCGTGGTCCTTCAAAGGCACCCCGGTGAACGTCAAGGATCACAAGCCGACCTGTGTTGTCACCCTCGACTCCAGCGTTGTTGGCAAGAAGGGCATGGCCGCTATCGAGAAGCTGATCTGGGGCGAGGCGGCCGTAGAGCCCAAGCTCCCCACCCCCGACGAGGTCATCGCCGCCGTCAAGGCCGCGGTCTGACAACTCCCACGGACCCCGTGATCCGCTCCGGGGTCCGTGGTGACCCCCAGGGAGGAACGAATGCTGACGATTCACGTCGTCGGGGATGAGCTCTATGACGAGGATCGTAACGAGTTCATCAATGGATTCGAGGGCGACCTCGAGCTTGAGCACAGTCTCGTCGCTCTGTCAAAATGGGAGTCCAAATGGCACATCCCATACATCGGCAACGAGAAGCTCACTGAAGAGCAGGTCCTGGACTACATCAAATGCATGACTCTGAATGACGTCGACCCCGTCGTCTACTCACACTTGTCCATGGAGAACGTGAAACGGATTCGAGAGTACATCGAAGACTCGATGACGGCCACCACGTTCGTGGAATCTGAGGGTTCAAGCCCTGCCCGAAACGTTATCACGTCGGAGCTGGTCT